TAGTGAGTCTGAATTTTTAAGTGCAACCACAAATAAATGGTATGAGGTAAAATCATTAATACAAGATAAGATATTTGTTCCCGACCCAACATCCGCATCTGATAGAGACAATCTAAAAGCGGGAACATACATTGATGTTGTAAATAAATTTGTAACAGAATATACTCCGGAGAATTATTTCTCAATAACATTTGGTTCAGGTAATGTTGACCCGTTAGATAATATGGATAACTACATTACTGGTAATATGAAACCTAGTCTTGGCAATTATTTAAATAATTTATCATTAGGAAATTTACCGAACGCAAATACAACTCTATTCGTAAAATATAGACTTGGTGGAGGTAAAGATACAAATTTAGGTGTTGATGTTATTACAAGTGTTGATAATGTGGATTTTAGTATTTTAGGTCCCAATTCATCAATAAATTCTCAAGTTTCCCAATCATTAGTGGTTACGAATGTTACGCCCGCAATTGGTGGTGCTGACCAACCTACTATTGAAGAAATAAGAAATATGATTGCATATAATTTTGCCGCACAAAACAGAGCGGTAACATTAAATGACTATAAATCTTTAATAGAAACGATGCCGTCAACATTTGGGGCACCGGCTAAGGTTAACGTAATGGAAGAAGATAATAAGATTAAAATAAAATTATTATCTTATGATGAGAATGGTAATTTAACAGATACTGTTTCTACTACATTAAGGAATAATATTTTAGATTATCTTTCTGAATATAGAATGGTGAATGATTTCCTTGACATTCAAAGTGGTGAAGTTATCGATATGGGATTAGAGATTGATTTGGTAATAGATAAAAATGGTAACCAAACCGAAATTGTGAAAACATCAGTTGAGGATATTATTAGTTACTTTGCAATCGAAAAAAGAAAAATGGGTGACCCATTATTAGTTGGTGATTTATATAGAATGATTGGTGCGGTTAGCGGAGTTGTTAACGTTATTGATATTAGAGTATTCAATCTAATTGGTGGTGATTACTCATCTGCTGAGGTTGCTCAATCTTACGTAAATTCCGTTACCAAAGAGATACAACAGAACGATAGTACGATTTACATGAAGTCAAATCAAATATTCCAAATTAGATTCCCTAATATAGATGTAAAAATTAGGGTTAAAACTTTAGGAACGACTACATTCTAATTTATTTTTTCTTTATTTTATAGAAAACAGATAAATTTCTATTTATATAGAGACAAGGTAAATAATGCAAAAACACAGAATTTCCACAAATATAGGTAACGACCAAAAAGTTGTTGTTGAAATTAAACAAGATTACGACTTATTAGAAATCCTATCATTAAAATTTACACAGACCGACATATACTCATCTATGTGTTCGGATTATGGTGTTGTTTGCGGTAGAATATCAGTAAATAATGGATTTGGTATACCAAATGCTAGAGTATCTATTTTTATTCCCGTTTCCGAAGAAGATTTAAACGACCCTGTCATATCCGCATTATATCCGTTTTCTCAAGTTGGTGATAAAAATGATGATGGATATCGATATAATTTACTACCACAAAGAAAACAACACGGTGGACATGTACCAACCGGGACATTCCCCGACCAAACGGATATTTTAACAAGAGAAGAAGTTCTTGAGGTTTATGAAAAATACTACAAATATACTGTAAAAACAAACGATGCCGGTGACTTCATGATTTGGGGTGTACCACTTGGACAACAAACAATACATGTTGATGTGGATTTATCGGATATTGGATGTTTCTCATTAAGACCTGATGATTTCATTAGACAAGGTAGAGGTGTTGATAGTTTTGAAAACACATTTAAATACAAATCATCAAATGATATTGACACATTACCTCAGATAATTTCATTCGATAAAAATATTGAGGTTTATCCGTTTTGGGGTAATGAGGATTTATGTGAGATTGGTATAACAAGAACTGACTTTGACCTTTCAAGTAAAGGTGTAAAGGTACAACCTAAAGCATATTTCTTAGGTTCAATATATTCTGACCAAGGAAAAAATACGGTTAATAAAGTATGTAGACCTCAAAGTAATATGGGTAGAAAATGTGATTTAACCACATACCCCGCCGTAATTGAGATGATTAGGTTTACAACAAGAAAAGATGAAAATAATAGACCTATATTAGAGAGTTTTGAAATTCAGGAAGATATTGATGAATCCGGTTCATTCGTGTTACCATTACCAATGAACTTGGATTATGTATTTACCAACGAATTTGGAGAGAATGAAATAACAAACGACCCAAACAAAGGTATTCCAACATCGTCTTGTTATAGATTTAGAATTTCAGGTAAAAATGAAACTTTAAGTAGAGTAAGAACAGTTGCTAGTTATTTGGTACCAAACATTAGAGAATACAATAATGATGTTGATAAATCATATGCGTTCTCAACAGATTGGACTGACTATCCATCAAGTGCAATAAGTACAACATCAAGTCCTGTAATTTTCAATAATGTATTTGGTAGTTATTTTCCTGAAGATTATTTTTATAGATTCACATACAATAAAGTATATGGTGTTTCATCCTATATGGGTGGACAATATGGTGGTGGTTCATTTGTTAGTAGAGGTAATTTCTTAGGAATAAAAGAAATTTCACCTAAAGAAGATGATGATTGTGAAAGTAGTGTATTAACACCACCCACAAATTTTGCATTTAGAAAATTCTCATTTGCAATTTTATTGGCCATAATAATAAATGTATTTGAAAGAATAATATACACCGCTTATGTTGGTGCAATACAAATTCTTATACTTCCTTTCCAATGGCTTTATGATAATTTATATTTTAGAATCCGAGCCTTTGGTAGAACAATATTTGAATTTGGTCGATTTCAATTTTTTGAAGATATTGTTGAAAGTTTACAAAGAGCGGGAACTGTTAGTTTAGGTGTTGTCACATATCCCGAATGTGAATCCTGTGATGAAGTTTTGGATTCTACACCCACAGTTGAAAACCCTAGTAATATTGACCCATCTTTAAAATACAATAAAGTTGGTGGGGGTATTGCCGTTAGAGATAAATTAACTTTATTTTTAGAGTGTGAACAATATCAATTTAATAAACCAACAACATCAGGCTCAACTAAATTTGATTACTATGATTGTGACACAAACGCCCTTTCAACGGTAACACTTACTAGTGGTAGCACCTCAACAACAAGATGTGTTAGGCAAGGTATGGGAGGGGTTGTGGTAACACAAATTTCCGGTGGAAACGGTTCTAAATCTGTGATTGGTACATGTACAACATCAAGTAGAGTCACCGTTTTTCCAAATACCTGTGATAATGACGGTTCAGAAAGAGAATTATATCTTAACGGAGGAGTTGCATCATATACTTCTGGAGGAACAATTCCACAAACTATTACTACAATATATAATAACACTTTATTATCTCCACCACAACAATACATCATTAAAATAACGGGATATCTCCCATACGCATATGCTACTTCGGCGGATTTAGCACTTTTATCCTCAAGTGGTACAACAGGTGGGTATAATAATTTATTTATTTCAGGTTACACTTGTTCACCTAGTGGATATCAACATGTTGATACATCTAGTACAAGTTTATGGTTAAAATGGGATAGTGCGGGACCATCTCCGGTAGATTATGTTTGGTCGGGAATAACGTATGAAATATATAGTATTAGTTTACCACTAACAGGTGGAACTTCAGGAAGTGGATTAGATACCAGTAGTTTACCTGAAGGATGTAAAAGCTATAATACGGTATATGATGAAAATATTTCCACAGGTACATATTGTGCAGCAAACGTAAATGTTCCATATAGTGGATTAACAATCACCACCGGTGATGTGTGTTTTGGGTCAGATATTCCCGTTGGTCAAATTTTAAATGATATGGGTGGTGGTGCAAATGCATGTAATTCATGTGCTAGTTCATTAAATACAAAAAGTGGATTTTCAGAATTTAGATTTGGTATATTCACTATTATACCGGCAGCCGGTAACACATCAACAAATTGGCCTAAGAATTTTAGTGCAATTAAAGAATATGCTAGAAGAAAATTAGTTGGTAAAGTATTCTGTGAAGGTATTGCCAATTATTCATTTGTTGACAATTGGTTAACGGGTTCATTATATATGTTTCCATTTAAAGCAAAGGTTAGATGGGACGATGAGGAAAATTTAGACTTGAGTTATGCCGGTACGAGATACTGTGAAAACCTATTATATTTTAAGGTACAGGAAGAATCAACAAAAACAGCAGTTAAAAGATTCTATTACAGGTCAACAAAATTTAATGGTACAAACTTCTCATTAAAAAGAATTAATAGTGACGAAATAACAACACTTGGTCACCCAACAACAGTTGTTGACCTAGGTCCAAGAGATGAGTTTATTAAAGAAATTTGTGTTGACCCATCGTTAGACCCAAATTGTTCCGTTGTAAGAAGTGTGGGTGCAACATCATTTCAAAGTTTTAAAGAGATGTTAGGGTTATATATTAATTATAGAATGGATACTAACCTTACCTATAATTATAAAGATTTTTTCATGAACCCTACAACGGGTACAACTATTACAATACCACTACCAACAAATGACAGTAGAGATTTAGTTATGAATGGAGATATTTTACAATTAATATCAATTAACAATGAATCTGGCATTCAAGAATTTGATTTACAAGATAGAAATTATGGGGCGTATTCTCCATTAATTGTTGACCCTGATAATTATCCCACTCTTTTTGAATCCGAAGCGGGAACACCCAACGGTCCTTTACCAATTAATTTTGCTTTAGGTCAGGACGGATATAGAATTAGGGTTTGTTTAAATGAACCGGGCAGATTAACAGAATCATCACAACCAATACCGTTCCTTTATTGGGATAAAAAAGGTGAAGGTTTTGGGGAAGGTGTTAGTCAATTTTGGGATTTTGGCGGTGTAATTAAAAATGATTTACAAGGGATGACATATAATTATAAGTTTACAGGATTTACTGATAATACATATAATTATGTTCTTTTCCCAATGACAAAGGAATATGGTGGAATCACATTTGATGGACCCGATTTAAATGAAGGTAGTTTTGATGAGGAAGATTTTTTTCCCGCAGCTGATGACCATTTAAGTTATAATAACCAATATGAGGGGTTCACGTATCTTTACGCAACATCAACAGGTGCAACAACAAACCCACCGTTTTATCAACCAACCGCGGGTACTCTTTGGACAAGAGTGGGCAATGCTGGAGGTTGGAGTCCAACCCCATGGTCATTATCGGGAGTTACTTATATTATTAAACCAACCTTGAATAATTACACTGGTAATAAACAAATATTATCCACACCATTCTTATTTTATTTTGGATTGAGACCCGGAAAAACTGCGGTTGATAAATTTATTGAAAGATTCGGACCAAAAGGTGCGTTTCCATCTGCTGAATAATGGAAAAGAAAAAAATCATATTACCATCTAAAAAGTTTTTTGGTTCATCCGAGGAAGATTTAAATATTCGTTTAGGTTTAGACGAGAGTAGAAATCTTTTAAGGGAAGGTGATAGAACAATTATACTCGACAACTCAGTTCTTTTTGCAAAAGAAAGAAATGAAAGTCCTAATTATAAAATCCATGGTAAATTAAAAATGGTTTTTAGAAACATGTATAGTGGTGAAACTTTATATGACACATTACAAGAGAGACTTTATTTGGTTGGTGACGGTAGTGCAATACCTCCCGGTGCATCTAGTAAGTTTATTGGATTCTTACCATATGATGAATTTGCATTTTTAAGAAAAGACGTTTATAGAGAAGTTAATTTAATAACGGGTGGAACATCAAACCTTGATTTCTACACACCTAATATACAATTAA